GCCTCTGCAGCACGAACTTCTGCGCGATCACGCGGTTCGCCTTGTTTGATAAACTTGTCAACCATGTTCTGCAGTATGAGCTTGTCACTCGGCAGAATGGCATCTGCGGCTTTAGCAAGGCACCCAATCAGACTCATATTACTTCTCCAAGCATGGCGACAAGGATTTCTGTAACCTCGTCATCGTCGTTGATAACTATTCTATCTTGTTTATGTGCCTCCAACACTGGCGACACATAAGACTGCACCTTACGGTGGGCAACGTATCCGCCGTATCCGGTGATGATTGGTTGCTCGGGGGCTACGACATCTTGGGTCGTACCAAACAGCGCACCTGCAAGCAGCGCACCAGCAAAGAGTTTACCTCGCATCAGCGCCATAGTCAGGACCCGTTGACGACCGGCGTACCGTTACCGTTGCTGTCTGGAGTCAGCGTAATGCGCGGCGTCACACCGTCTCGACCATAATACTTCTCAGTGACAGTGCCAATACCTTCACGTTTGCCAGCAAGCGCAGCGAGCATCACGCGCATCATCTGTTCAGCACTCAAGCCTTCAAGTGCTTTGGACCAAACCGAATCGGCAATGTCGCCCGCGCTCGGCCCGCTACCACCGATGGCAGTCGTAGTGTAGGCGCTACTTGTCTTGCGTTCGACGTAGACCCCTGCGACCGGCACAATGTCACCATTCAGGTTACCGTTGATGACGTAGTTTCCAGTAGACGGGAATTTCAGCCTGTAGCCGTTGATGAGGTCTAGTTGAACGAATAATGCTCCGCCACCGAGGTCAAGTGCCTTCCACGTGTGAGTGACTGGATAGATCGCACCTTCTGGATCGTCTTCCAAGCCGCGCAGCAGAGTGTGAAAAGCAGGTAAGTCGGTGATGCTTTCCGTGCTCTCGATAACCTTGTTCACCCAATCGACTGTGATCGCCATGATTTACGCATCCGGGTTCCGCACTGCCGTGCCCGAGCCACCGTTGCTGGTCACACTCATCGTAGACTCAAACGGGACAATCGGACTAGCACCTGCGTTACGCACACGGAAGCGCGCAGTGAAGTTGGTGCCGAACTGCATGGCGGCGGATTGGATCGACGAGCCAGATGGCGTGCCGTCGATGAACGGGATGAACGCAGGTTTGCTGGAATACCCACCAGACTTGATCGCCGGAGACAGGCCATTAAGCGTGGTTCCAGTCCAGCTAGTGTAGGTGTAGCGATCTCCAGCGATGCGGATTACGCCAGAAGCAGGCGTGTCTGATTTCAGGCCAGGCACGTTGATGGAAGTTGCGCCAGCCGATGCCGAGACCGTGTATTCCGTGTCGTTGATACTGCCAGCACCGTTATCCCGCGCAACCAAAACGTAATCGCTGTTCGTAGTGTTCGTAACTTCGATGATGATGGAAGTAGGAGGAATGACGATGGTGCCGTCGTCCGAAATAAGCTGGTAGTTCTTGCTGTCGGCGGACATTACGCCAGTCAATCTCCAGCCTTGCGCGACGAAGAACTTGCCACCCGCGAAAGTACCGAAAGGTGCGGAGATGTTCTCAGGGTAGGCTGCGTTCAACTTACGATACCGCCAGCCGGGGACACCATTGATCGTAGCAGTACTGGACTCCGAACACGCCCACATCAGGGCTTGGTAGGCTTGAGCAAGCGTCGTCGTGCCATTGAGTGCAATCGTGCCCTTGTACAGCTTCGAGCCGTTGCCGTCACCCATGTCGAAAGTGCTGTCACCTACTGTAACAGTGATGGTGTTCCAGATCGCAGCCGCTGCCGAAGCACTCAGAGCGATGTTCGAGTCAAGGGAGGTCGCAAGTGCCGCTGCCTGTTCGCCACCGGCAGCAAGGTTCGCATCAAAGTGCGAGTAGGTCTGACCGTACTTCCGAGAGAACACAGTCACGTTGCCGCTGTCGATCAGCGTTCCACCAGCCTTGGCTTTCATGAGAATCTGGAAGCCAGTGTTAACGTCGGCGTCGGCCCAATACTTAGTTACCTTTGCGCCGTTCTGGTAAATGTAGATCGGGCTGGACGCTACCAGCGAACCGATGACTTTCAGGCCAGTGTAGAGGTCGTTGCCGGTGTTCTGCTCGATGGAGCCGAACTTGAACCACTGGCTCGTCGCGTCATCAATGTTGTAGTTCGGCAGCAGCGTGAGTGCCATCGGGCGTGAGGCGTTACGCTTACCGGCAAGTTCGGACGGGTTGCTACCGAGGATGCTAACCAGATCGTCACCGCTAGGGGCCGGGTTGTCTGCCAAGTCCTGAAGCCACGCATGTAGTTCGAGCGTGGTGAATCGGGTATCAGTGCCCGGAACGAAGGCGGATACCTGCCGGATATTACCGGAAGCGTCGATGGTGAACTTCGATGCGTCAATTGCCATGATGGTCCCTTACTCGTCTAGCTGTTGAAGAATGTAGGCAGACCCGCCAGATTTACTGATATAGGCTGAGGTATCAAAAATCTTGTAGGTCGGCGTCCCGCTTGCGTTACGAACGGTGATGTTCACCAGCATAGGATTCGCGTAACATGGAACACCAGCAATGACTACTGTCGAACTAGCAGCGACTCCTGTCGCAAGTTCCTGACCGTTATCTCGACGAGTCACCCTGTAACGTGAGCCAACTACGATGTTTTGCAGTGTCAGACTAGCGTAAAACAGCGGATCAGTTGGAAGACGGAAAACACCAACTCCATAGCTGCCAACGCTCTCTACTCGGCCGCTTTGTGCCGGTGCGAACGCATTTACTGTATCCGGGATAATCGCGCTCATTATGAAACCTGCGGGTCTGGATCAACGAATAGTATGTCGAGCGAGGACGCGGATTTGATACCTATATTAAGGGTAACCACTACGACAGAATCCTGCCTGATAGCAGTTGGGGTCGTTATGCTTATCTTGTTTTTGTTAAAAGTAATTGTCCCCCATGTAGCTGACGGTAGCCAGTTCGCAGTTGATGTAGCAAGAGGCGCAGGACTAGCCAACGTGTTCCGTGAGCTAACAGTTTTCGGCAAACCTGTTGCATCATCTACATAAGTCACCTCTAGCCACACAGTTGCATCAGTCGGGGACATTGTGTTGGCAACAAGAAAATCTTGCGTAATAGTCTTGCTTGCCGCTGCGCTCTGGTAAACCTTGCTCGTGTGAATTTTAAGCGGCGCTGACGTGCTGGCCGTAGCGGGATACGCGCGCCATGACCAAGGAGTAGAACCGCTGGTTGGCAGCGTTGCATTGAGTGTTGGCGGGTTGTTGTCAGAACGTGACGATATAAAACCACTACGATCCCACCGCTCAGACCCAAGACTGCTATCCGCACCAAATGTAGAAACCGTGCCAACGTGGCGAGCAGTAGTTGACAGAAGATTGATTGTCTTCGGGTAAGAAAAACCAAATGTTTCTGCATAACCTACATAGCCTGTTGACATAATAAACAGCGTGAATCCAGTAGTCACCAAGTTGCCCGTTAAACTCCCGCCATTTATCAGAAAATTGACACCACCAGAACTCGAACCTGCAAGACTGACTGCAGCTTGCTGTCCATAAGTTCCGCTTGACGCATTCGCAATTAGCGCAGGATTATTTAGCACTACTTGGCCTTGTGTCGCGCCAAGAAACGTTGAGTATTGTCCGATACTAATTGTGCAATTGTTGACTTCACAAAAACCTGTGTAGCCATTACCAAGTCCACCATTTGGTGCATAAATGGCGGTTCTCCCGTAGCCATTAGTTGTATTTGATACATCTATCAACCAGCTATCAATGATGTTTGCACCACTTAACTGTATTGCAACACCATTTGAGTTCGATGCACAAACTACACTTATCCGCCCTGCTGTCGATGCGATTACATTATTGGCTGTACGAATGATTGCAATGTAGGTGGACAGGCTTATGGTAAGTGTACCGTTAATCCCACTCCATACCGCGCCATTGTCAAGTATCCACGTCACTACACCGGAAGGTGAATCGTCCGTAAGCCCGGACTTACCCAAATAACTGTTAACAGTAAGGGTCAGAGTAATGTCAGCGCCACCGCTGGTCTTAGAGCGGATATATACAGTATCACCAGCATTCAACGACCCATAAGCCGGTGCCGTGCTGGTCGTGTTGTTTGTGTTGAAGAAAACAGCAATGTCATTCCAAGCCCCCGGAGCACCTGCTGATGCCGCCTCATTACTAGCAGTGCCGTCACCACAGAATGCCGCACCGTGGATCAGATATTTGTTAGCCATTCAAAATCTCCTGAGCACGCCCACTTGCCAGGATACCTGCCTGTTCGAGCATAATCAAACCATTTTGTGTTTTAGGGTTGTCAAGGTCTACATCCTGCGCTAATTCCATGAGGTACAGATAATCATCCAGTGCAGCACTAGAACCGCGTGCCTGCCGAATAGCAATACGTTCTTCGGCGGTGAATAGCTCCAAGAACTCCAGCTTTGACAGGATGCGCCGACCACCGTATTTGCGTGAATCTGTCACCACAGGATCAACAGGAGTAGGCGCTACGGTCACAACTTCTTCAAGTCTCCACCCGTCACCAAGATGTTCCGGTTTGGGAACATCGGCAACGTACTCTGTTACATTGCCATTCTGGTCAGTTGCACGAAATGTAGGCATTTATGCTCCGTTAGCTATACTTATCAGTTTCCAGTAGGTTCAACGATCATCTCAGCCCGAATGATCTGACCAGCTTCGTTCCGCACGAAAGTCGCAGTAACCCGCTTGCGATCCAGAGACTTGTTCAACGTGGCAATCAGCTTCTCGTTAATAGCGATCAGCGTCTCTGAATGGTCTTTGGCGACCGGGTTTTCCTTTGAGATAGGGGTCGCGACTTTCGGAATGACGATCGGCATGGCTACCCCTTAATACACTTCAACAACTGCTCAAACACCCTGATGTCTGAGTTTACCGTATCCAGCGCCACATTGGCAGGATAATCACGCTTTACGTAACTGTGAGTCTCGGCATCGAACACTGTCGTGTTAACCATCATCCTGCTCAAGATGACTGCCGGAACTTCCTCAACGCTGCGAACAAGGGTTTTAGGTCTTCCCTCATGGGCAGCGGGTTCCCCTGCTCGCTTTGCCGTTTCCTCTCTTGCATTCTGTTTAGAACGTAGGTCATTGCTGCCTGCTGTTCTGGTGTCACGCGTGCCACTAGCTTGCTTGATTCGCTGTTCATACTCTGCCTCCAATTCCCCAACGTAACGCAGGATTGCTTGCTCTATCGCCGCAGCAGTGTCATCTACGGTTAACTGTTTAGCATATTCCGCAACCCACTCAGCACGAACATCGCGAGGCAAGTCCTCATAGCGAGGGAACTCACCGGGTTTCAACTCGTTCCAGTCGGTCTTGGCATCTGCGGCTACATCACTTTCTAGGATAGCGTCGATTTTACTTTCTGATGCAATTGCACCTTGCGCAGCCGATTCAAAGGCTTCATTGTCTGATACTCCGTTGTCTCCAGCCTCGGTATCTGCTGACTCAGTGCGATCATACCCATTTATCGGGTCGAACTCATCGGCATCATGACTAACCTTCTTCGGCCCCTCGCCCTTACGGTAACTCAGACCGGCCTGAGCGGCAGCAGCTTCGCTTATCGCCGGACCAAGATCGGCCACCTCGGGTGCAGTGTTGTACCCGACAAGGTCAGTTGCGTATTCAGAGGACAACCCAATCGCCTCACCTGCCCTGGCAACAGCTTCCTTGGCGGTGCGTACAGCATTCGCCAATGCGGTGTGTGAAATACCGTATCCGTTAGCAATATCACGCAATGACGGAGGATTATCAGATGCACGGCTTTCAATGTACGACTCTACAGCGTCCTGGTGAGTATCAGGAACTGCTGCTTTAAGGTAAGCCTTAACATCGTCTTCGTTTGTAGTATCAACTGCATTAGGCAATTCGATCTTGTTTACACGAGCCTTACCAGTTGCATCAGTTCTAGTGTCCGGGATCACCCACTCTACAGTCGGCTTGCCGTTCGTATACGTGACCTTCTTGACGTGGCCGAGACTCAGGTGCTCGGCTTCAGTCATATCTGGCGCTACTTGCGCACTGGCGGTTTCTTGTTTTTGCAGCGTTTGGACATTCTGTTTAGCCCCCTTAGCCGCTGCGAGTTCGCGGCGTACAGTTTGTGCAACTTTCACTGGAGACGCAGTTGACTGGTCCAGTGTATTAACGAGATTCTGATGGTCAGCTTCCTCAATCAGCCCATTTTTCAGTGCTTGGTCCACCTCGGTACGAACCGTGTCCTTGATAGTCGGCTGACGAGTAGACTTTGTAGTATTAACTACAACCGGTTCTACATTCTGTTTAGACTTTGTAGTATCGGCTATAACCTGTGCGACACGGCTAGGTTCACCTTCGACGCCAATAGCAAGAGTGGGGTCATATACGCTGCTGTCTTGTGTAAGCGGAGAGTTGCCAGCAGTGCGTTCTTGCAACTTGTCGTAAGGGCCGAGCTTAGGGAATCCAACTTGTGTTTCCGTCGCAGTGAGACTGTGCGGGTCAGTAGGAACGATCGGAGTTCCGGGGCGAGTCGGGCGGACATCTACATTGCCGAGATTTATCGGAAGTTTACTTCTACGATCCTGTAGGTCGCCAATCTCATCGTAAACCAAACCCATAAGGTCATCGTTATTACTGGCGATACTACGCACGTCGATGCCTGGGCGAACCTCCTCCATCTGGCGCTTTACGTTGGCTGACTCTCTCGCAGCCAGATCATCTAGCGCCGCAACATAGGCTGCTCGAATATCGGGTTTTTCATTGGTTATACCGCGATCTGCCAAGTACTGTTCGAGAAACGGCTTAAATTCTACCGTCGGGTCTTCTACCAGTTGTTTACCGTACTCCGACTTGGCTTCTTCGATGAGCGCCTTCTTCTTATCGTTGGCAGCTTTCTGCTCGGCCTTGAACTGCTGCTCAAACTCTGAGAACGGGAGCATCTCTGCAGCGACACGGCGCTGCTGTTTAATTTGCAGTGCTTGCTGTTCAGCAGCTTCCTGTTCACGTTGTGCTTGTTCTTGCTGAATACGAGCCTGCTCTGCCATATCAGCAAGGCGACGTTGCTCGTTATCACGGGCAGCAACTTCTGCATCCGTCGGAACGTAGTGTTGAAGCGCTCCTCCTACTCCGGCAAGGGGAACTGTCGCAATCGCCTGTGATACAGCCTGACCGATCACACCTTTCCACGGGTCGTCCTCCCAACCTTCACGGATCAGTGCATCATTGCCAGCGTACTGCTGCTGACCACCTTGCAGACCTTCCATCGGGGCTTCATGCAGTATGCCAAGTGCGCTGCGCTTAAGAGGTCCTGCACCCTTAGCGGCTTCGCTAAGACCAAGTCCCATTCTCTCAATACCAGTACTAGCTGCCAGTGCTCCAAACAGTCCACCGGCCAATAGGTCAACTGCATTATCGCTGGAGTATGACTGAGCATTGATAGCAAGCTGTTTGGCGGCTTCTGGCGAGTATCCTCGCTTAAGAGCTTCACTCTGTACCGAATCGTACTGTTGACCTTTAACCGAGCCGACACCTGAGCCTGTACCAAGTGTACCGAGCGCAACTTCTTCCGTGGCCTTGGCCGCAGCTTTCCTTGCAGCAAGCGTCTCTGCTGCGCTAAGAAGTTCAGCGCCACGTCCCATTAGACCGACAGGGCCAATGAAGCCCAACGCTGAACCAGCCGCTTGTGCGGTCATGTTGGCTGGATCGTCTTTGAAATTCTCCCACGCTGCGCTAAGTTCCTGCTTCCAGTCACCTGAGGCATCGGCAGCACTCATTCTCTCAGCGGCTTTACGCTCACGTTCTTGTTGAAAGTCTGACTTGAGCTTACCGAGGTCAGTATTCAACCCGCGCAAACCTTGCGAAGCAGCATTGTCAGCACCGAGCAAGTCAGTGAACGACTGGCCGACCCCAACTAGACCTTGTGCAGCAGAAAGGCCAATATCACCTGCGCGACGGATTAGACCAGGCGAGGTATCGGTCTGATTGGAATAGTCCGGCAGACGATAAGGGTTAAACGACTCCCCGTAGTCCCAGGGGTCGCGGCGTGGTTTAGACGGATAGTCCCACGGATCGCGGCGGAGTTTAGATGGGGGGTCCCACGGGTCTGCCATGTCGTTTCTCCGAAATCAGCGAGTACCTGACTGTTTCTTTTCCCACAAGCTCTTTTGCCAATTTACCCACTCAGGGTTAAGTTGGCGATTGTAAGGGCTATGCGGTGTCGGACCTGGTGTGAATACATACTTCGGTATGTCTTTCCATTCAGGGTTAAGGCTACGGTTTTCAGGGCTGTGCGGTGTTGGACCAGGTGTGAATAGATACTGCGGCACAGTTATTTCTTTACTAGCATCCCATTCATTTGGCTTAGTAGAAAGCCCTTTCGGCGCAGGGGTAGGCGCAGGCGCAGGTGCGCCTTTCCCACCAGATAACAACTCCCAATTCTTTAGATCACGCTGATTGCCACCAACAAAGCGACGCTTGTTACCAGTACTATCCGTTATAATGTCTCCCGGCTTGTAGACAGGTTCAATCTCGTCTGGAGTTCCACCGCCGCCACCGCCAGTAAGCAGACCCTCAATACGATCATCGTAGGTTTTAAGTTTAGCCGCAATTGCATTGGCATTAGCTGTAAGCGCTGCGCGATTCACCTTGTCTGTAGTTGGCAAGGTCAAAAGTTGCTCCTGTATAGTCTTGAGTTGCTTGGCGTAGAAGTCGCGACTTTGACCAAGTACTCGAACTCGCTTGTCAGTTAAGGTTTCTCCGCTATTGTTAAGCGTATTCCTATAGTAAATCCCCTTATTTGCCGCATCTAGTAGTGCCGCTCTAGCTTTGTCTTGTTCGGCTCGAACCTGTGCGAGCTTAAACATGCCTTCAGGTGTAGCCATTCCGCCAATCGTGGTCATTAGATCAGGCATATCCTTACCTCTAGCAACAACCTTAAAGTCTTTAGGGTTGTTTGGGTCATAATTTACAAGCGCCATGCCTCCTGTAACTGGCATAAATTTCACCTTGCGCGACCCACCGTTAGTGCTCTCATACCACGCGGCCAGCGCATCAGGACCTTTGGCGAACGCTTGTTCAAAATCAGCTTTATACTTAGCCGAATTTAGTGCAATACGCCCAAGTTCCGCTTGATCGTACTTAGTTGTAAGTTCCAGTGCTTTTTCTGGGCCGTAAATATTACGCGTTGCCTCAATCAGAGCTTTGGCTGCATCCTCCGGTGAATAATTAGCATTGCCAATTGCAGTTAGAGCGTCCTGATACTGCTGTTTTTTGGCAGCTTCAGCTTCCTTGTCAGCGACATCAACCTTGAGACTACGCTGCTGTAGGTCGTTTAGAGCGGCCTCACGCTCATCCTGAGCATCCTGCCGTTTCGTTTGCTGTGCGTACATACGCAGCCCGCGTGCAGTGTTCTCGTCACCGTACTTTTCGTAGACATCTGCACGAGAAAGCGTCAACCCGTAATTGGCTTTACGATCAGCGGAGTCGGCAGCACTCTCAGTATCGTACACACCTAAGTCGGCCCCTTGACCGGAACGTGCAGCGAACTTGACCCCTTCTGTTGATATATCAGGTGCAATTAGTCCTGCACGAGCATACGCCTGCCGGTACGCATCTTCAGCCGATATGGGATTGCCGTTCTCATCAACACCTTGAGCACCGTTGGACACTAATCCAACGTCATTTCCCACACGCAAACCGGTTCCTGAGACAGTCGCGTAGTCGTCGCCCAAAGCGCGCAAATCATCAAGCCTGCTGCGGTCGGTAACGGCATTGGCTATATCCTCAATCCCTTTGCCAACATTGCTCCAGTTTAGCCTCATGCTAATTTCTCCATCTCAATGCCAAGCATCCCGTAGTCAACAACGAGGTATCCGCTTGCTTCATCCTGTATCACTGCATCAGGGTGCGTCTGCATGACCTCTTGAGCAAGCACACCACGATAGCGCGTATCGTCATTGTAGTAGTTGAACTCGTATAGGCCAATGCCGGTATTAGGATCGACACCGACAAACTTAATGTTGTCTTTCAGCCGTACATCGGAGAAAGCCTTGTACAGTGCCGCTCCACCAGACAGCAAACCGCCGACATCAAGTCCACTTTTTAGACTTGTGTCATACACAGATGTCTGTGCATTGAGAATGTTACCCAAGCCTTGCTCATATAGGCTACGGCCTTGCCCAATCGTATTCGCACCAGCACTAAAGCCGGACTGCATCGCTTGACCAGGAGCCATGTAGTTCTGACCAGCAGAGTTACCAGCATTAACTGCCAACCCGTAAGCACCTGCCGATGCACCCGGCATACCTTTTGCAAGACCGACGGCATCTAGTTTCTTGGCCCAATCAATTGCACGCTGCTTCTGCAGCGCGTCCATATTACCTTGACGAAGCTGGAGACCGCTTGCAGTCAGTTGGCGAGCTTGGTCAATACCACCAATGCGCGCTGCGTTTGCTGCTGCGGCAATGTTCTGAGCTTGGGTAAGGCCAATAGACCCAACCTGACCAACCATATTCGGAGCCGCTGCGCCGTAACGCAAACCTTGCCGAATGGCCTGATTAGTTGCCCGAGTATAAGCTCCCTGTGCATCTGCAACCGCGTTGTTTACTTGCCAGTCAATATCGCCTTGGCGAGCATTGTAAAGGCCACTATTAGGTCCAGAAATCAACGCAGCATCAGCCCTGTTGGCAAGGTCATAGTCGGAGAGTTCTCCAGAGCGATCTGCCATAGCATCGTCTCGCATCGACAATTCGAGTGGGCGGTATTGTTTCAGGTAATTGTAGTAATCTTCACCCTGAGAAAGAGACTGATCTGCAATATCCTTTTGCTGCTGTGCAATACCTTGCAGAAGCGGCTTGTTGTCTGCATATTGTTGCTTGGCTAAGTCAAGCTGTTCATGCCCAAGTTCTGCCATAATTTGAGCAGATTCTGCAGACGCCTGAGCCAGCGGCCTATAGTCTGGAGGAGGAGGAGAGTCGTGGCAATCGCAGAAAGATTTGCCAAGGCGAGCTTCAAATTTCAGTTCTGACCTAAGTTTCATACTTAGCTCCTCCAATCATCTTTACCAACTGAGTTGCAAATGGCTTGAAACCCGCACGCATCATCAACTTGTCAGCACCGTTTACCAGTTTTGAACTTACGCGAACTTCACGCACACCAACCGTTGCAAGGCTGTCATCTATGAACCTGATAAACGCCATGACAACAGCCAGGCTTCCTCTCATATCCTTGCGCAAAAACAAACTATCCTCGTTGGCAACGAGTGTCTGACTGTGCATGGACGGATATATCTTCATTGTCGTTTGCCCGACGAGTTCGCCATCTTTTCTAACCGTGAACAATATCAACGAACCTGTATCCTCCATACGGAGAAATCCATCGTAGTCAGGGTTCAAAGGTAGCTCGTGTCGGTGTTTCTCAGTTTCACTCCAGTGTGCTTCATGTAGCGGCTTAAGTTCGTCCAGGCAATCCCGATAACGCTCTGCGGAAAAAACAAAACCTTTACAAGTTCTCGACTCGATGTGTGAAATCGGAATCGGGTTGCAGTTGACACGATTAACGTCGTCAATAATGGCTAAAATCGTACTCGCATCAAGCGTCCGCCCTTTGTACTTGACCAGCACTTTAGGCAGTTCCGTCATTGCAACCTCGCAAGAAGTTCATTGATTTTTTTGATTATATCACTCGTTGTCGATGTGTCAGTAAGTGGTTGGATTGGGCCACTCCGAGCACCAGTAATGATCTCGATGGTCTCTTTAAGCGCCACGTCGAACGCCACGCGGCCAAGTTCAGCCGATGTAGCAGGCAGTGCGGGGATCGGACGCTTCTTAGACACCCTTCAGTCCCTGCATAGTCTCAGCCAGTTCGATCGACTTTACCAGCGACTGTCCTTGTACGCGAACAGCGAATGTATCAGTTTTGTAGCCTGACGGAAGGCGGAACCCGCTGGAAGACGTAATGTTGCTAGAAAACATAACTTTACCGCCAACGTACAAAGTAAAGCTGACACCTGGAGACTCTGTTTCAGGTGGGGAAACATCAACAAGGTCAGACCCGTTAACCGAGTAGAAATTAACTTGCTCATCGTCAACTTGACCTCCAGCGTCGCCAGATGAGATTAGCGCAGTATTTGCAGCAACAGCAGCATCGTACTGCGCTTGAAGGTTAAGGATGTCCTGCTGGCTAAACCGCGAATCAAAGTTGACTTTTGCTGCACCAATATTCACAGGTTCGGGTAACACAAATTCTTTCGACATCCAGTCTTGCTGCATGTACAAGCCACCTGGCGGATCAAATTCGCGAATGTCATGATTAGTTGCATCGGAAATGTAAAGTTTGCCAGTGAGCTTGTCAGCAAAGAGACACGTAGCGTTAATGTAAGCCGTGGTGAGACCTGTCTTATCAAGAAAGTCGAAAATCAACATCTGCGGGGAGTCGCCTTGCGAATCCGACATCGTATAAATGCGACCACGTATGAAAGCAGAGAACATTGTCTCCGGTTTATAGGTATCCCATTCGTCTCGACTGAACCAATCTTTAGTGAGAATATCTACCCCACTGTCGCCAATCGTCGCCATGCCATGCTCAGTAGCATACGCTACCTTGTCACCAAGACTCACCATGCTACGCTTCGTTAGACATGGGTATGAGCCTTCAGCCGGTTGGGCGGCCATCTGACCTGGTTCATGCCCAAGTAACACCAGTGGTACACCTGTAGTGCCGACGACTATACCTGATGTATACAACCCTAGCGATACAACAGGGTAGCCTTGTGATCGCATACGATATTCAGGCGGCCACGCGTGTGGTTGGAATGGCTCGGAGAAACAGACTTCGTTACCGCTGAAGCCTGCAATCGAACCACTCGGCAGAGCGATTACACCTTTTAGATCGGCGGGAGGAGGTTGCCAAGTGGCAGAAATCAACTCGTCTCCAGCGATCGCGGAATCAGCTAGGGTGTCTGTATACGTTCCAGCACTCCATCTTGTACTAGCCTCAATGTTATCCTCAACGAGTTGGAACTGCCCGGTCGTGCCAGTGCTACGGTATAGACGCTTCTTACATGATCCCCAAGGAGCCTTTCTTGACCAGCTTGTTGCACCAGTGAAACTACCTAGCATTTTGAATACAGTCGGACTGACAACCTCAGATACGGCGACAACTGTGCCGCTGATAATCACTTCATCTCCTACGCGCAACCAATGTTTGACCGCGCTGCCGTTAGTAAACGTCGTTACACCGGAAGACACCGACACAGTGCCTGTACCAGAATTAGCAGGAGAGGGATCAAAGCCGGTAATTGACCACGTACCGTCAGGCTTACCTGTAATCAGTGGAGTCAATGGAGATGGCGCGGACTCTTCGTTCCAGTCAGAATTGAACGTATAGCAGTAAAAACGGCTAACGGCGACAGCCGATCCGCCAGTCACGGTGACAGTCGGCGCGGTTTGTGGGGACGGGATTCCTAGGGCGCGAGCTTGTGTAGGGTAGCTTCCAGTGCCTCCGGTTGTCGCTAAGGCGATCGTCGTGATACGAGGTTCACCGTCTCCACTGTAGATGAACTTTAACGTTCCAGGAAGAGGGGATCGAACAACGTCAACGTCCTTGTTCCAGCTAAACCAGATCGAGTCGGCCTTGTAAATGGACAGAAGTGGCCCTTGCGTTGTAGGTGCGTTGACTAGAGCGGGTTGCTTGAGCGGAACAATCTCACCAGACGACAAACGACAATTCGCCGCAACCTGCGCAACATTGTCGTCAATCAACCTCGGCGAAACGCGAGGACGAATCCCTTGGAAACCAGTCAGACGAAAAGCAGTCATCACCACACCACGCTGTTCACATCGTCAACAGTCTGAGCGTTACGTACAGCCGCTTTCTTAGCTTGCTTATTCTGGAACGCTACCCAACCCTGATTGAGCATTGCCATAGCCAGCCCGTTCAGTTCAGCCAGAGTCATCGGAACAGCGATATTATCTGCAGCCCACCATGCGAAGCCGGTTGGCACATTCCCAACTGCGTTCAGCGTAGTAAGCGTCTTTGTAAGAGTATCCTGCGAGTTGGTATCTGACTGGAAGGTATGACCCATATAGGTGATTGCCTGCTGGATAGCTGCATCGTATGCGCGGTCGAGTTCTGCGAGTTTTTCGGCTTTTGCTTGTTCAATGGGCTTCGGTTTAGGGGTAAATGATCCGTTGCTATAGGTATCACCTAGCTGTACCCATTCAGGCGCTTCAACAAGCGTATACAGGTCACCGTAGCAATCGAGCGACGGAACTTCCCACAAATCTGCAACTACGCCGTTTTCGATTCGTGCTGCTCTCATCATTCAAACTCCCAAATTTCAATGTAACCATTGCCACCTGAGCCTCCACCGGAAGTGCTATATCCACCTGCTCCTCCGCCACCAAATATACCAGCGCCACCTGCTCCGCCGCTACCAATGCCGCCACCGTCTAATATCGGAGCAGAACCACCATTACCACCTACGTTGCTACCGACATACCAGCCCGATACTCCACGCACATTGATACTTCCACCTGTTGCCGTCCCTCCTACGCCCGGAGTACCATTACTTGCCCCATACGATCCGCCACCTGCGGACATTCCAGCAATGGTTGTAGCTCCTCCGTTCGCGCCTGATGTACCAGATGTACCTGATCCTCCGCCAGCGCCACCGGCGCCAACTGTATATGCATAAGATGATGCAGGTGAAGGTATCCACAACTCACTATATCCACCGCCGCCGCCGCCAGCACCAGTTACTCCAGATCCCCCTCCACCTCCACCAATCGCGCGGATCAACAAGCGGTTCACATTCGATGGCTTGGGGTAGGTACCAGTTCCAGCCGTAGTAATGCGCGTGATGTTGTATAATCGACCAAGGGTAGAAATAGCAATATCCCCACTGCCAAGCAACGACTGCCCTGCCACAGTCTTGATGTTCGTCCCTGAGACAAGGGTTGCTTGTGCGCCAAGTGTAGTTATGGCTGTAGCAGCATCAGGATCGTCCAGCAATGTACGGGAAAAAGCAGACAAGTCTGTCAGTGCCTTCGCCCCAACCCCGGTGTAGTACGGCAGTTTGTTAGCCGCTCCGGTGAGGCCGGATTCCGCTGTCAGGTTGGCGTTCAACGGTTGATATGCCGCGTTGCCTTCTGCCGATGTGAGATACTGCGGGTGCGGATCAGCAGCCGCAACGTGCGCTGCTACTGAACCAGCGGCCTCTTTCTCAGTGTCAAGCTCATTGAGTGCGGCTTGCACGTTCGTCGATGAAATGTTACCTGCAGGAGTGTTAGCAATCGCACTGGCTGAATGAGCAGCAGTTGTAGAGTAGATGTGCGCGTCGATGGAGTTATATGAGTCGGCAGTAGCACGCAACGACACAATGTCACCGATAGAAAATGACAGTGCCGTTGTACCCTCCTGCGCACGCTGAATAGTCATAGAATCAGACGAAGCTGCGCGTGACGTAACCTTTACGATCTCCACTCCGCCTGATTTCTGAAGCGTAAGTACGAAATAGTCTGAGCCTGACGCAACAGGAAAACGATCCCCTTGACCTGTAGCAACGGTCAACGTGGTTGTGTTTACTGCGAGTGCGCCAGCAAGCGTGCTGCTGGCATTATTCTTGTACTTGCGTGCCATTTACGCTCCTTTTACTTTTCCAACGAAAGACGTGAAGAACTGCGCCGCCCTGTTGCTGTTCACGTATTCATCATCACGCGATTCAGCACGATACACAATGTAATCTGAAATCGCGTCAGCGAGTTGTGCAGGCAACCATGTATCTGCGGTCTCCGTAAACTCTAATGGTACAGCGACTCGCAACACTTCGAGAACTTGGTTAGCTGGTGCAGGCGGGTATACGAGGAACCTGCGCGGGTCATCAGCCAACGGCATCCAATGTTTGGCCGCCCCTGTAGGTCCTAAGCGCCATCCGGGTGAGAAATCATCCAAGATGCCTACGTCAGATCGAGTGACCGCATTTCCGTTCTGTACACGCTTTACGTCTACCAACGCCACAGAATTATCGAAAGATAGAGACTGTAACGACCCTTCAACGCAAGTAAAGTTGTCGTAAACATAGAACAACTGCGGAACAACCTTAACGATCTGATCCAGAGCGTCATTTGCATACTGTAGCAAATCAGCCGGTGAATACCGTGTCGCATTAGGATCATTCAGGATGCCTCGTGCGGTAGCAATCGGAACGCTTAGTTGAAGACCCATGATGACTCCTTACACAGCAGGCCGCATTTGAATTACGGCCCCGGACATCGCGTGCGCTCCGCGCAATGTTTCCGCTGCGCATATTTTCATCCCATTTTCAAACCGGCTTCCATAAATCATTGCGTGATCGGGATTGCTCCACCCTTTGTTCGGCATAGCCTGCAGATACTTCAACGTTCCACTGACAATAGCATCTCGCCAGTAGTTAAATAGCATATCTTCCAACTGTGTCGCATCGAAAGATACTGTATACGCTGCCGTAACTCGAACTTCAATAGGCTCAGACAAACGTGGGTAAAGTACCAGTGCCCCTGTTGGCGTAAGGTAAAACATGCGTGGAGCGCCAATATGATCTTCCCAATTCGCCATGTTATCCAATATGTTAACTGTCGTTGGACTCAGCCTAAAGTAGTCTGTCCGCACCGACAATACACGAGCCAAGTCTCCGTCAGTTGGTGTCGGAATCGAATATGGAAAGTCGCTATCTGAAAGCTCGACTTTAGGCAGTGAAACTTGCCAGCACAACGTGCGAGAACAAAACTCCCTCGCAGCAATAAGCAACGCGTTCTTGATGAGCGGCTCAGGGCATCCGATTACGATCGGAGTAATTTCAGGCAAGAATACGTCGAGCGACACAGTAGCCATTATTCGCCCACCGGCTCGTTAGGCTCTTTCTTCTTACGCTCGTTTTCGGTGACTTCTGCGCCTTTCGCGGCAAGCTCTTCGCCTTCAGCAGTCAACTCGAAGGCATCACCGACAACATGGCCGACAACAATCCACTCTCCGTCAACGCGAACTTGAGCTTTGTTGGAGACAATTTCACCTTTATACAGGTCTACAAGATCATAAACAGTCATTGTGTATTCTCCATTGAATCAGGGGGACTTCGGTCCCCCTGCACTACTTAGACCGGGGAACCGATAATCGCAGTAGCCAAAGCGGTGTTCTTAACCACTTTGCGACCGTACACCTGCAGACCACGGACGATGTCGCCGAAGTCAGTCTGGTTGCGCAGCGGCTCAGTCTTGACAATCTGCGAAGCAAAAGCGCAAGATGCCTTAGTACCAGCAACCATCAGACGGCGATCCTTGGCATTGGTAAGCGTAGCGCCCGAAGCAGTCGAAGTCAGACCAGAAACAAGCGCCTTACCGTTCGCACCACGCGGCAGCAGGTTCGACACGTAGACCGTGAAACGGTCAATCATGCCGATCTTACCAGTGCGAATCGTGCTCGACTGATCGCCAGTGAAATACGCTTGAGCGAGGTTCGAGCGCATAAGCAGATGGCGGTCATACGGCGTCATGATAAGCCAGCGGCCATCCTCGGGTACGTTCTGTTCGTCCAGGGTAGCCGACAGGCGCAGAACAGTTTGCAGCACGTTGTCAGGGGTGGTCTGGTCGATCGGAGTGGTGTCAGTACCGAGGTTGTACGCGGCAGAACGAGCGCCAGCGGTAGCGCCTTTATTGGCCGCAGCCGGACCTTCGTTGACGAACGAATTGAAGAACACTTCGTCCTCGATTGCGATCTTCATTTGCTTGGCCGCGTCTTCGGTGAACATATTCATCATGTCCAGATCAGCTTGCTGCGCAAGTACGTCGTTGGTTTGCACCGAGAAATACTTAGCCTTGTTGATCTGCATGACCACCGTGGCCGGGGTCGGGGTCTGAACGGACAGCGTGCTACCCGCGCCAGCATAGTCGCTGATGGCGATGTCCGGGGCAATACGGATGTTGATCGTATCGCCTTGACTTTTGATCTCACCTTCCCAATCCGTATTCATGATTTCGGACAGGATGGTGTTGG